CAGAATGTTTTGAACATTCCGGGCGACGGTGTCATCGCAGAAAGCGGTGCGTATGTAAGTGCTATATCAGGAACTGGTGCAGAACTGACAGTCTTCTTGGCATAAAAAAATGGCTGGTAACGAGGTAGTCTCGGTTCATCTTCATGCATCTGGCAGTCTAGCTAGCTGTAGAGGACGCTTGAAAGGTTTTGTGGCTAATCACAAAACTGGTTCAAGTGGAGATATTATTATCTATGACAACGCTTCAGCCGCGTCTGGCGCTGTTGTTTTGGAGATAGATGAAACCGTAGCAGGTGCGATATCATTTGAAATACCCGGAGACGGGATTATATTTGAAAATGGTTTGTACGCCTCGTTACCAGCTAACACATCTCTTACGTTGTTTGTACAATTAGGGGGTAGGTAATGGCTAGAAAGCCTGCAAAAATGCCCAAGCGAAACAAGAAAAACTTTCGCTCAACAGAGTCTGGGGCGGGGATGACTAAGGCTGGCGTGTCTGCATACCGCCGCGCCAACCCCGGATCGAAGCTCAAGACTGCTGTTACTGGTAAGGTAAAGAAGGGATCTAAGGACGCCAAGCGCCGCTCTTCATACTGTAGCCGTTCAAAAGGTCAGATGAAGATGCACAACATTAACTGTAAGAAGACCCCTAAGAAGCGTATCTGCGCTGCTCGGCGGAGATGGAAATGTTAAACATATTCGTTACGGCTATACTTGGTTTTGTGGCTTGGATTGCAATGTCGATTGTAGATCTAAAGACAGATACGGCTGTAATAAATCAGAAAGTTAGCGAAAATCACAAGATGTTAACAGTCTTGTGGGATGATTTTTTGGAGAAGAGAGATGGCGATATCGCGTGGGTCAATGAGACAGCAGGTGTCCAAGCCGCCACAAAAGAAAAAATGGAGTAAGGCTCGTAAGGCTAAAGTAAACTGCAAACGTCCACGCGGCTTTAGTGAACGAGCACACTGTGCAGCAAAAAGGAAAAGGAAGAATGGCTAAAGATGCATGTTACCAAAAAGTTAAGCGCAGATATAAGGTCTTCCCGTCGGCGTATGCAAGCGGGGCAATCGCCAAGTGTCGTAAAGTCGGCGCAGCAAACTGGGGAAACAAAACTAAAAAAGCCAAAGGTGGAACATACAAGTACCGCACAACCAACATATATTGATAGTGGCGACATAAAACTGACGCCACGATAGGGAGATAAAAAATGGTAGTGGCAGAAGTGCTGACCGGAATTGCTCTAGTACAGCAGTCTGTCAAATTTATCAAAGAAAACATATCCACAGCGCAGGATATAGGCCAGATAGCTGGTCAGATAGACAGTCTACTAACTGGCGAGAAGCAGGTACAAGAACAACGTGCGAAGAAATCAGGTTCAGGAATAGGTGATCAGTTTGGTATTAATAAGGTCGCGCAAGAAGTTATAGATGCTAGGTTAGCGCAAGAAAAAATAAACGAAATGCGTACACTGGTCGATATGCGCTTTGGACCGGGGACTTGGCAGAGTATTGTAGATGAACGAGCCAGACGGATACAGGAAGCAAAGGAGCAGGCCGCGCAGGCTAGAAAAGAACAAAGGTTAAAGCAGCAAGAACTAGAGGAAGCCATAAAGACTACTTTAATAATCGGGGGTGTTATTCTAGTTGCTGTAGCATTGTTTGCGTTTCTAATGGTGTCTGTAGCGTGGGCCGCAGGATATTAATATGGCAGTAAGAAAGACCAAAAAAGGTGCGTCACTCAAGCGGTGGTTCAAAGAAGAATGGAAAGATGTACGCACGGGGAAGCCGTGTGGGCGTCGCAAGGGTGAAAAACGGGGTACTCCATATTGTCGCCCCTCCAAACGTGTCAGTTCTAAAACTCCCAAAACCTCGGGAGAAATGACAGCCGCTGAAAAACGTAGTAGAATATCACAGAAGAAAAGTTTAGGTCAGCCAGCAGGCAAGCCACGTCGTGTTAAATCACTAAAGAGAAGGAAGAAATAATGTCACACTGTTCTCCTCGTAAAGCTATGGGCGGCGCTATGTCTATGCCCACTCGTAACAGCAAAGGTCCTATGCGGAATCGTTTTAAAATGGGCGGCGGTAACTTCCCTGATTTAAGTGGTGACGGCAAGGTTACACAAAAAGACATTTTAATTGGTAAAGGCGTAGTCAAAAAAGGTTACGGCGGCACACACAGGAAGAAGTAAATGGCAACTTCAGGATCGTACAACTTTGAGCTAGACGTAGCTGAGATTATCGAAGAAGCATACGAGCGGTGCGGTCTTGAATTACGCACGGGCTACGATGCTAAAACAGCACGTCGCTCTCTTAACTTAATGTTTGCGGATTGGGCCAACCGTGGTCTTAACTTGTGGACAGTGAAGCAAGGCACACAAGCTTTGACTCAGGGCACAGCTACCTACGCATTTAACGCAACATACACTGACCTGCTAGAAGTTGTGATTCGTCGCAGCGGTGTAGACTACGAGCTAACCCGCATGTCCCGCGCAGAATACTTGGCACTGCCTAACAAGACAACACAAGGCCGTCCTAGCCAGTATTACTACAACCGCAAGATTATCCCAGAGATTACATTGTGGACCACACCCGAAAACTCCACTGACACGTTGGTGTACTACTATGTGTCTCGTATTGAAGATGCCGACACGCTAGCTAATACAAATGATCTGCCTTTCCGGTTCTACCCTTGTATGGTAGCTGGCTTGGCGTACTACTTATCTGTAAAGAAGGCACCAGAACGTGTGCAGTTGCTGAAGTCTATGTACGAAGAAGAGTTTCAACGTGCGGCAGATGAGGATGAAGATCGAGTGTCTTTGAAGCTCCAGCCAAGTATACAATACTTGAGGGTTAACTAATGGCGCGATATGCTTCAGGTAAAAAAGCTTGGGGTTACTCAGACAGATCCGGGTTTCGGTATCGTCTGGCTGAAATGATCACTGAGTGGAATGGCGCTAAAGTTGGCCCGGATGAGTACGAGCCAAAGCACCCGCAGCTAGAGCCGATACGTCCGGGTTCTGACCCGCAAGCTTTGTATCAGCCAAGACCAGATCAACGGACTGAGACAGAAGGTCAAAGACTTCTTCTAACCCCAAATCCTTTTGAATCAGGAACGGCTGGATCTTCAGTTATAACTGTGTTTGAGCCTTCTCATAACCGCAGCACATCGGACGTTGTTATTTTTCGTAAGGTAAATGCATTTGACGGATTTACTTCTGCTAATCTACAAAAGGCCGCAGGATTTTCAATTACTGTTGTAGACTCTAATTCTTACACCATAACTGCGGTTGGCACAGCATCTGTTGGTAATTTAAGAGGGGGCGGACTTAATATAACTGTTGCACCCGGAACAGCGTCATCTACAGCCGCATCGACCTTTGACGCAACAAATGTTACACTCGACTCAACAAATAAGACTTTCGACGAGGGTTAAATGGCAAAGCAGGCAGTAGGAATTGGAACAACGGCAAATGACGGCACTGGAGACAGTCTTCGTGTTGGTGCAGACAAAATAAACGATAACTTTGATGAGATTTATGCAGCGTTAGGTAATAGTTCCAATGTCCTAACGGATATTATAGATGCAAACGGTCTTTTGGACGTTAGTTCCGGTGCCAATAAAATAGTATTTTATTACGCTGCTCTTAGTGATTTACCAAGTGCATCCACATATCACGGGGCTGTGGCTCATGTTCATGCAACGGGTGGTCTTTATTTTGCTCATGGTGGTAACTGGCTTAAATTGAACGACGAAACTAGTGGTCCAGTGACTAAATACACAACGACTGCGGCGACAGGATCTGCTTATCAATTTTCTGGACCGGGAGCTACTGCTGGAAACAACCCCAATTTTAGCTTTTACAAAGGTCACACTTACCTGATAGATAACTCTTCGTATGTTAGCGGTCACCCGCTACAGATAAGAACTTCTTCTGGCGGCTCGGCTTTTACAACAGGTGTTACAAATAATTTCAATAACACTCAGGGGTTAACTCAATTTATTGTTCCGCATGAGCCTAGTGATACGTCTTTGGTATATCAATGTACCACTCATAGCGGCATGGTTGGAAACATAACAATAGTATAGTGAACATAAAATGTCTTTTACATACGCAGAGCTAAAAACAGCTATTCAGGATTTTGCAGAGAACACGGAAACAACTTTCGTGACGAACCTGCCTGTGTTTATACGCAGCGCAGAAGACCGGGTGTTTACACTTGTTGACTTAGAACTATTTCGCAAAAACGCAAATGCCACACTAACACTTGGAAGTGAATATTTGACGGTTCCTAGTGATTACCTTGCCCCTTTTTCTCTACAGATAACCACAGCAGGTAGCAAATCATTTTTAGATTTTAAGGAT